TTTACCCAGAAGCCTGCTGTCGAAGGAGTCGTTAACAAAATATTTCGAATCGTGCTGTACATAATTGGTCAATTGATTTTGACTTTATTTTGTGTTGTTTTTTGCGCCCTTATGGTCACGGGTTTTGCATTGCGGCATTATTACAATGATAATGCTCGTATGGTAAGGCAGAACTTGTTGCCTGAAACTTATTCCAAGAATGATCGTATGCATATAGTTGTTGACCATAGTCACGGTGGTTGCAACATCGATGATCGTTTTTACACATATCCTGTTGTTTGTCAGCAGGTTGGTCCATATTGCGACTGCTACACTTTAGGGCGCGGTAGCAGCACCAATATATTAAAATGTTCTAGTCCAGATATTAATAAATGTGATTTATCCAGTTATAGTATATCCGACCAGTTTAAAATTTTTATGGACCAAAATAAAAGAGATTTTAAGTTGTATGACGGCTTTTATTACACTTTGATTTCTTTTCCACTATACGTTCCTGTTAAACAATTAGTACCTATTTTAGGGTGCGAAAATATGTTTGGAACGTGTTTGTGTCCCTTGATCAATTATAACGTTAGACCTACCAATGTCCATTGTGATTTATCCAGTGGGTATTGTCAATGTCATTTCTTTTCGTGGCCGCACGGTAGTGAGACAGGTATGGACGATGTTCGTAACATCTCATGGATAACTAACATCATGGTGCAGATGCCTTTAAGGATGCTACACGCTGTGTTTTTGTTGTTAGTCACCATATGGTGTTCCTTAAATGTCCACAACAGGGTATCTGCTCTGTTAACATGTCTCGCTTGCTTGTGTGCCTTACTATTAGGTTATGACATATTCGTAATATGTGCTACAGTCACGCGAGTGGATATAGCATACGTGTCAATCATATTGTATGTCATCATCGTTACGGAGAACGTTAAAGAATTAGTTAATTCTGTTGCCGAGCCAAACGATGTTGTGTACCAGCCACTGCACCAGCGTAGATTCACTTTTAAGAGTGATTTATTCTTGTATTTATCTACATTGGTATCCTGTTTTAACAGATTCGGTCGGTTGACATTTTTGCTATTTATTCTGCGCCCAATCTTTCAGCGTGTCGGTGGTTATTTTGATAATCAGTTGCAGCAAACATATTATGACATTGGTAATTTTGTTTATGATTTCCTGTATAAAATTGCACGACAACTTGCAGCAGAGCGCATTGCCTTTTTGAATGGTAGCAATGGTTCATATACAAATAC